TGTTATATCAATATTGTAGGATACAATAATCCATGGTCAGTGTCATGCTGATGGTCAATGCTTCGTTTGCACTCCAATCCAAACCGGCACCATTGAAATCGACGGTGGATGGAAAGCACCCCTTCAGTTGCCATTGTTCAACTTTGTCGCCGACTGGTCCAAGAACGTCGATGCTAACATCTTTTTTGTAAAAATCAGCATAGCCGTTACGACCTGTGACAGATTCATGAGCCAAACGAACCCACTCCATGCATGCTTGTGCAGCAGATGGAACGATTGGGTCATATAAAGAAATTTGAATGTCTTGCCATTCACTCTTGCCCTTCAGTTTGCGATATGTGTTGATGTGGTCAAGTTTGATTGTTCCATTTGTGATACTTGGACGAGCAGCGGCTTTGATAAGATATGCTGGAATGCCGTCGATGTTCATGATAAAACGGTTCTGAACTTTTGGTTCAAAACTCGTAAAGAATATTTGATTTGCGTCTAGTAGTTCTGCCATAATTATGTTTCTCCGATTGATTGTTTACTGTGAGTTTTCACTAATAATAAATAAAGAACTGTCAATGAAATATTTTCTTTACATATAAGATATATAATACTATACTGCATACGAACTCAAATACACTTATGGCAAGACCCAAGAAAAATCCAATACACACAAACATGCTTTGCAAGACATGCCAAATGGATTTTCAAGTCAAATGGGTCAAACGAAATATACAAAAATATTGTTGTAAGTCATGTGCCAATAAAGACCCAGAGGTGCTGCTAAAAATGAGGCAATCTCAAAAACAAACTTCGTTGCTAAAATATGGTGTGGAACATCCTATGCAGACAGCAAGTGTTGTACAGAACCTCAAGATCAGTATGAAAGCAAAGTATGGTAAAGAGTTTGCTCAACAAGTAAAATCTATCAACGACAAGTCTAAGCGAACCAACATGATACACTATGGAGTTGAAAATATTCTACAAAAAAACAGTCCATTGAGAGAAAAGATCATAGATGGTTGGATGAAAAAATATGGAGTGGATAATCCTGGTAAATCTCGTGAAGTTATAGATCGCAGAAGTAAAGTAAAACAAGAAAATCATTATGAAAAACTTTGTGCATATTTTAATAATCAAAAAATAGAATGGTTGATAAAACCAGAAGAATATGATGGTTATCATTTTTCCAAGAAATACAATTTCAAGTGTAAGAAATGCAATGGAGGATTTGATTCTACTGTATATGTTCCCACAGATGTGTTTTGTGAATTGTGTCATCCTGAAAAGAAAATCACCGCCGAAACATCATTGCACGAGTTTTTGGTGTCTGAACTAAACGGAAAAACTGTGTCAAGACACAATCGAACTATATTAGAAGGTAAAGAACTTGACTTTTATATACCAGAATTAAATTTTGCTATTGAATATAATGGTTTATATTGGCACAGAGAAGGTCAAACAAGAATGAGTAAAAACTATCATTTGGATAAAACAACAAAATGTGCAGAGAAAAATATACGATTGATTCATATATTTGAGAATGAATGGAAACATAAAACAAATATTGTTAAATCTATTATTCGCCAAAGTTTGGGCGGTTCAATGGCTAAAATATATGGCAGAGAATGTGAAATCAAAAAAGTTGATAAAAACAGCAAACGAGAGTTCTTGAATAATTGTCATATACAAGGTGATGATCGTTGCAGTGTTGCTTATGGATTATACTATAAAGATTCTCTTGTGAGTATTATGACATTTTGTAAGAGTCGATTTGATAAGAAAATAGAATGGGAAATATCAAGATTTTGCAATTCACTCAATACACGAATACTTGGTGGTGCCAGTAAATTGTTTAGTATCTTTTTAGAAGATTATAAACCAAACAGCGTGGTAAGTTATTCTGACAGACGATTTTTTACTGGTGACATATATAACAAACTTGGCATGCAGTTTGTTGGAAATACTGCACAAGGATATCATTATGTATCGCCGGATTTTAGCACATTATTCAATCGTCAAATGTTTCAAAAATCCAAACTAAAGAAAAAATTACAAAAATTTGATGAGTCATTGTCTGAATGGGAAAATATGAAAGTTAATGGATTTGATAGAATATGGGATTGTGGGCATTCAAAGTGGATTTTTAAAAATTCTATAAAGAATAATACACTGTCTGTTAATATAGTGTAAATAGTATTGACTATACCAATCAAATGTATAACAATACATATTATCAATCAATAACGGTTGATGCAACAAAAGAAATAATATATGAATAAGTATATCGTATTAGCACTAGCAACAGTATTGTCAGTTGTAGCCGCAGAACAGAAAGAACGCCCACCATTGACCGATGCACAAAAAGCAATCGTTGCCAAGTATGATACCAACAAGGATGGTAAGTTGGACAAAGAAGAACGAGCAAAGATTACACCAGAAGATGCAGCAAAGTTGCCGCCTCCTACCGCTGGTAAAAAGAAGCAATAAGTTCGTGAAGCAATAATTCACTTAAAAAAAAGCCCCGATTTCTCGGGGCTTTTTAATAGGTGATTATGTCGTCAGTTTGTGAAATCCTCTGGCAACGTCAGAATAAACAGTTTCAATATCTAAATTGAATCTGCCAGCCAGTTTTTCTAAAATTGGATTTATATCTGGATATTTTTTATATTTTGTTGTATAACCATATATTTCATCTACAACATCATCCACCGACGACTCATATTCGCTTTTGTTCATCGCAATTTCTTTGACGCTCATCTTTTTATCATATGTCTTGGCTATATTATCTTTGATTTTATCCAAATATCCATGAGCACGAATAATCTTGAATACTATATTTTCTTCACTCAATTCGCCGCCACTATCCAAACCAGATTGACGATACTTATAAAGCTTGTCCAACAGACTCTTTAGAGCAGTTTCATCATGTTTTGACAATAGTGTTGTTATTTTCTTCTTGTATTCTTTATACTTCTTTTTTATAAGTTCTTTGTTGAAAGTTGGACTTTCCTTAACAGGTTCTTGTATCCAATCATTTTTATATACACTATATGAACTGGCTGAAGTGGGTACATGTGCTGTGTCTTGAACATATATTTCAACATCATGACCTTTCATGGTAATATTATGTTTGTTGTTCCAACCCACTTTTATAGCATCAAATAATGTTTGAGCATCATCTGCTGTCATATCCAAATCTTTAAAATCTGTGACAACATGCAAGTCAATATCACTATAATCTGTCCAATTATAATTGGTGATGCTGCCAATGATAACAATATCATGTATCTTTATATGTATATTATTTTCTTTCTTGAGATTAGCCACAAAATCTTGGGCGATTTTTAACAATCCTTTGCGCACTATATTATCAAGTTTGGCACCATCTTCATTGATGTTCCAAAGTTTTGGACAAAGAGTATTGCGATATAAAGGATAATTCATTCGATCAGAAATGGTTGCAATTTTTTGATGCTACTTGAAGCGTCGGTGTGCAATATAGCAATACGATGATATGCAACATTATCCCAAACATTTATGTTCTTTTGAGTATCATCCAATAATACATGAGTAACACGTCCGGTTGTTTTTAAAACATATTCCGGCTTTTTTGAACCAGCAGAAGCAATAATAACTTTCACAGTTGGATCAATATGTTTGATAATCCATGCAGTTTTTTGTTGAACAATGCTGCTGCCTTGACCCGCACTTAAAATAACCGGAGGTGGGTTCGTGAAGTTCTCTTTGATAAAATCCCATAGAATTTTAGCATCTGGCATTGGTTTCAAATCAATCCAAAAATTTGGCTTGCTTGCAATTAATTTCCAAAATGAACTCTTTCCATTTTTTGCTTCATATTCTTTTGGAGTCAATCCACCAGAAAGCTCCATAAATCCAGCTTCCATATCAACCAAAACTCCATCCATGTCACAGTATAATTGAACTTGCAGAGCACTTTTTTCTTCTTCTTCTTCTTTCAATAGATCTTTTAACAATATATGCATATACTATAAATATCACGATTTTGTTGAATGAGCGAGTTTTTTCTTTGAGTTTTCCCAAA